TCTTTAGTCACTTCTGGAGGTGATGCAACTTTGAACACAAATTTATACAATGCAATTAATACTTATATGACAAATTTAGTTTAATATGATAGTTTTACATCCAAATACAGAACAATACAATGCTTTAAATGGTTACACAAATGGTGTTTGCAGGTTAGAGTTTATAAAAGATGGGGCAGATAAATGGTTTATAGGTCTTGACGCACTTACATACGAACCATTTCAGCCAATTCACGACCAATTAAATGAGTTAGAAAGGATTGAATATACGCCTTGTATAGATGAGTAGAAAAGAAAAAATAGACCTTTACTTAAATAAATGGATAAGCAGAAAGTTAACAGTATTTATTGTTGCTTCAATTGCATTATTCTTTAGTAAGGTTGATTCAGATAATTGGACTATAGTAGCTACAATGTATATAGCTGTAGAAGGCGCTACAAATATAGCAGAACGTTTAATTAAAGCAAAGAACAATAATGTCACTTAACGATTTGAAGATATACGGACTAAATTCGCTTGCTATGGCTGTAAGTTTTTCTAATGTAGAAGCTACATTAAAGATATTCCTTTTATGCGTATCTATTATTTATACCATATTGAAGACCATAGAATTATTAAAGAATAAAAAGAATGACAACAAAGGAGATAATTTCTAAATACGGAAAACCTAATGTAACTGGTGAAGGTTATCTTATGACTATTAATCTTCCGTACCCTATGCGATTAGCTTGGGATACAGATACAAAGGTTACTAAAATGAGATGCCATAAATTAGTTGGCGCTAGATTCCTTGCTGTATTTAATGAAATACATAGAGTTTATGGCTATAATAAAATAGTTGATCTTGGTATTGATTTATTTGGAGGTTGTTTTAACTTTAGAAAGATGAGAGGTGGTGATGACTGGAGTACTCATTCTTGGGGAATTTCGATTGATTTAGATCCTGGTAGAAACCAATTAAAAGAAACGTCAAAAACAGCAAGATTTGCTAGACCAGAATATAAACCTATGATTGATATATTTTATAAACACGGATTTATATCGTTAGGTAGAGAGAAGAATTACGATTGGATGCATTTTGAAATAAAAGAATAAAGTAACTATGGCAAGAATAAAGACATACACAATAGATAACTTAATATCAGATAACGATATTATAATTGGAAGTGATAACGATAACTTTGACCAAACAAAGAATTATCAAGTATCAGCATTAAGACAATACATAGTAAGTGGGTTAGATCCAGAGACTGGAGGTAATCTAAAGATAACTACAATTGTAGATAATGATTCAGAGGAAACAACTCCTGAGGATTATTTCAACAATTCAGAAACTCCAATTATTGTATTACATTATGAGATTGTATTCTTAATTTTAAATGGAAGAACATTTATATTTAGAAAAAATAACGATACTTATGGCGTTGATGAAACTCAAGTTGTATCAGGTGATTTTACAGAAATAGATATTACATCTATAATTAATGCAAATCTACAAGATTTAGATAACGTATTGAATCAAGGAAATGTATCTCAGGAAGACGCAAAAATAGGTTCTTTATTCTTGTATGATGAAACAAATACTAGTTACGGTAAGATATTTACAGATAAAGACACTTTCATATTTCAAAACCGTCAACTAAATAATATACTTGAAGCTGGAAGTGGATACATTACATTAAGAAACAATAACTCTACAAACGATAAATTCTCAATTCAAAAACCAGCAGGTCTAACAACTGCAAGAACAGCTACATTCCAAAATGCATCTGGTACGATTGCTTATTTATCAGACATACCTACTATTGAAATTCAAGAATTAGCAGATGGAGATAACATATCTATTGAATCAAGCGATGGTGTATATACAATTAACTCGCAATACTACAATAGACCGTATGCAAATCATATTGAGCTTAGAGATTCATTAACAAATACCACTTATTTTTCAGACGGTCAAAACTATGTATATGATGTTACAAGTCCAATAAACTCTATAAGAGTAAAGTTTAATGATCCTATATTCAAGAATACAACAAGCAATGTTAAGGTTGCTTCGGTATTTATTGAGTTTGAATCAGGTGCTGAAATTAAGAAAACAAGAACAGATATATATAATACAAATGTTTCATTAACTAGTAACTATATTACGTTTCCATTTAATTTTTCTTCTCTTAGCACTACTATTGGGGAAAGACCTATAGATGTAAAAGTTACTCTATATCCAGACGTAATTACAAATGGAGTAGAATTATGTGATGGAACAATATCTGAATCAATATCAAATTTTTTAAACGATGATTTATTCTAAAATATTAAATCGAGTTATATTTATAGCTATTGGGGTTGTAATGGCTTTTTCTGTATTGCATTTCTGTGAATATAGAGGTGTCTCTGAAACAATAACATACAAAGATAAAATAATAAAGATAACAGATACTTTAAGGGTAAAAGACAATAATATTGTTACTAAGTACAAGACTGTGTATATAAGAAAAACTGATACGTCTTTAGTGTATTTAGATAAACCAGACACAACGTCAATTACAGCAAAAGTATACAACCAACCGATAGAAGGCAAGAGAGTTAAAGGTATTGCCCATATCACAACAACTGGGGAATTGTTAGATTTCTGTTCAGAGGTAGAAGTTAACGATACAATAAGAGAAACCACAATTACAAAATACAGAGATAGGAGTAAGGCTTTTGTTTCGGCATCGTACAATACAAACAATCAATTGAATTTAGGAATTGATTGGAACATAAAGAATAAGATATTATTAAAGGGAGGTGTTGGATATGAAACACAAACGTTAAAGCCTTATATTTCATTAGGAATCGGTATCCCTATATTTTAATTATCTTTGCATATATTTTTAATTTAATTTAATATGAATTTAGTAAGAAAGATATCCGTTAAAATGGATAATAACAATATTATGCACTACCAAGTGAACAGTAATGTATTTGGTGGCTCTGGAGTAGTTTCAGATATAATAAAGGAAGATATGTTCTTTGACATCTATGTAAAGGAAATAGATAGCGATGTAAAAGCTATATGGAAGTCTTTTAATTTAAGCAATGTAATTCATATCGAATACTATACGCAATTATAGTCTTATGAGAAGTCCACATTATTTTATAGTTAGACCTTTCAATAAAGAGAGGTATTCTAATAATTCATCTAATGGATTAATTTTAAATATATCTGTTGAGGACCACAACTTCACACAAAGATTAGCAGAAGTAGTATCAACACCTATTGGTTATGAAGGGGATGTAGAAATTGGAGATACAATAGTTGTACATCACAATACATTTAGGATTCAATATAATAATCAAGGGTTTCCTTTGGAGAGTAAATATCATATTAAAGATGACTTATTTTATGTTGAGAAGGAATTAGCTTATATGGTTATAAAGGGTGATGATAAAATTGCATTACCTCCATTTTGTTTTATAGAGCCTACAACTATCAATGATAAGTATGAAGGACATAAAGAGAATGAACAAATATGTATCTTAAAGTATAAGAATAAAGATATGACTAATCTAAACGAAGGTTCGTTGATTGGCGTTAAGAAAGATTCAGAATACGAGTTCAAGATATTTGACGAGAAGTTATATATGATTAATCAAAATAGAATTATATTGCATTTATGATAGGATTAAGTAAAGATATAGAGATAGCTGTTGAAACTGTAATCGAAGGATTAGAGTATAGCACTGATATGTCTTTAATTGAACCTGACAAGGTAAAGACTATTGTAAAGGCTAAGGTTGATTCATTTAAGTATGGTAAGGAATTACTACTTAGATGGCAAAACAGCACAAACGCTCCTTCTGAGGATAAATTTAAGAAATATGTAGTAAGACTTGTTAAGGCTGGAGATATTGCCTTAGGAGTCCTTAGAGACGCTTTACGTTCAAAGATTGACTACGATGATTTAGATCCTTCAAAACACCACTTAGCTATTTCAGTTAAACCATCAATTCATCAAGCGATTGTAGAAATTGATTCATCACTTATTGAATTAAGACTTCAAATAGATGCTGATAAAATTAATCTTAAGGAGAATGAGTTTAAGAGAGGGTATCCTGAGAAGTTTGCTTGTGGAGAGTTTTTACCAAGAAAGAACTATTATAAAGAATGGTATGATGAAGAAAATGATTCAATCATATTAGACCCTAATGGTACAAGGGGTGAGGTAATAAACCTTAGTGGTTTAAATATAACTCTACCAAAAGTACCTTACAGAAAAGATATATTATTCTGGGATAAGAAGAAGGAAGATCAATATTGGAGAAGATTAGATGTGCCAAGTGGTTTATCTCAAGAAAACGCAGAAGCATACACTGAATACATTATAGAGGAATTTAGGAGAAGAAGAGAGGGTATCTGGTTTATGAATAATGGAAAACCTCAGTATCTAACTGGTAGTCATTACTTTGCACTTCAATGGGTAAAGATGGAAGATTCAGGTGGATATATGGACTTCAGGACAGCCCAAAGAGATATGTTTTATTTCACAGAGGCTTGTATTGTAGACCCTCGATGTTTAGGTGAGTTATTTGTAAAATCAAGACGTACAGGTTATACCTATCAAATTATATGTCAACTACTTAATGATGCAACCTCAACTTCAAATGCAAGAATAGGTATGACATCAAAAACTAATGATGATGCTGCAAAGGCATTCTCTAAGTTTAGTTATGCATTCCTTAATTTACCATTCTTCTTTAAACCTATTGTAAGGGGTATTGAAGATTCAAAGAAAGCCTTAGATTTTGCAAGACCGCAAGACAAGAGTAAGTTATCTAAGAAGAATAGAGATACAAATACAGATGATTACTTAAATACGTTAGTAGACTTCTTACCAACAAAGGATTCAGCTTATGATGGTCAAAAGATGTTTAGATATCTTGGAGATGAGGCATCTAAGTGGGAAAAGCCTGCTAACTTCGAGAAGCATTGGGGTCAAGTATCACCAACATTCGATACAGGTGGTAAAATTGTAGGGAAGGCATTTATAGGCTCAACCGTTAATGCGATGAATAAGGGTGGAGAAGAATTCTTCAAACTATACAAGTCATCAAGTATTAAGAAGAGAAATAAGATTACAGGTAGAACACCATCAGGGTTGTACTCGTACTTTCTTCCAGCTCATAAGAATATGGAGGAATTCACAGATAAATATGGTGTTTGCCACGAAGTTATAGAGAAGGGTAGTTTTTACTACAATGTGTATGGTGATAAGAAGACTATTGGTAGTGTTCAATTCTTAGAGGCGAAGAGAAGTAGTAAGAGAAAGGAAAGCGACATTTCTTATAATGAGGAATTAAGAGCATTCCCTATGACTATAGATGAAGCATTTAGAGATGAGTTGTTGCAATCTACCTTTAACATAGAAAAGATAATAGACCAAATAAAGATAAATGAAGACCACGATGCTGATAGCAAAATTGCGGTTGGTAATTTCCAATGGAGAGATGGTATTAAAGATACAATAGTTGATTTCCACCCTAATGAGAAAGGAAGATTTAAGCTATCTTGGATACCTCCAGAGGAGATGAGGAATAAATTTGAGACAAAAAGTGGTCCAGGAGGACACTCAAAATACCCATTAAATGGAGATATAGGGGCTTTCGGTTGTGATACATACGATATATCAGGAACAGTAGAAGGTGTTAGAAAAGATGGTTCTTACGATGAAGATACCAATAGAGCTTCAAAGGGAGCTTTACACGGACTAACGGGATTTAGTTTTTCTAATGCACCTAATCATACGTTCTTTTTAGAGTATGTAGCAAGACCAAAAACCGCAGAGATATTCTTTGAAGATGTATTAATGGCGTGTGTATTTTATGGTATGCCTATATTAGCAGAGAATAATAAGCCACGTTTATTATATCACTTTAAGAATAGAGGGTATAGAGGTTTTAGTATAACTCGTTTTGATAAGGCTGAAAATAGGCTTTCACCAACAGAGAAAGAATTAGGAGGTATGCCTAACTCCTCTGAAGATGTTAAGCAAATGCACGCAACAGCTATTGAATCTTACATAGAGAAATACGTTGGTAGTAATGCAGATGACGATGAAGTGCCTCAGAATATAGTGTTTAATGACACACTAAAGGATTGGATTAAGTTTGATATTAATAATAGAACAAAGTTTGATGCCTCTATTAGTTCTGGTTTAGCTATAATGGCAGTAAATAGAAAAATGTATGCTCCAGCACAGAAGGTGACTGAGGATATAGTTATAAATTTTAAGACTTATAATAAATAAAGTAAAAAATGATAAAGAAGAAAGCGGAAGGTATTTCCATTCCTTACAGAAGTTTTCCAAATCAAAATGTACCATTTGAGGTTCAAAAGGGAAAAGATTATGGATTACAAGTTGGCGAAAGTATTCAAGCAGAATGGTTTAAAAGAGAAAGCTCTACCTGTAAGTATTATCAACAAAGAGATGAATTTCACAAGAGAAGAATGTATGCTAATGGATTGCAGAGTGTTGCAAGATATAAGGAGTACTTCGCTGTTAATGGAGATATGTCTTATTTGAATTTAGATTGGAAGGTTATACCAGTTATCCCTAAGTATGTAGATATAATTGCTAATGGAATGGCTCAGAGAGAATTCTCTATTAATGCTATTGCAGTAGACCCTACATCTGTTGAAGAAAAATCAAAGAAGAGAGAGAATCTTAAGACAGATATGATTGGGAAGGAGTTAGCTCAAAAAATAAAGAATGATGTTGGGATTGAAGTAACTTCTGTTCCTTTAGATCAAATACCAGAAAGTGAAGATGAGATAGATATTAAGATGGAGTTTGAATTTAAGCCACCAATTGAACAAGCTGTAGAGATAGCTGTTGAAACGGTATTTAAAGAGAATAACTACAACGAAATTACAAGAAGAAAAATAGAGAAGGATATAATCGAGATTGGTGTTGGTTTTGGAAAACATAGATTCGTTCCTGGAGACGGAATTAAGATTGAATATGTTGACCCTGCAAACTTAATTTGGTCGTACACAGAAGACCCTTACTTTCAAGATTGCTTCTACTACGGAGAATACAAGAATACAAATTTATCAGAAGTTTATAAGGAATTTCCAAATCTAACTGATGAGCAAAAACAAAGACTACAAAGCATATCTTCATCTTGGAATAACTATTATGAATTGAACCTTAATGGTCAATCTCAAGATGTATTAGATGGTAAATTAGGCTTATTGTACTTTAATTACAAAACCTCAAGAGAGAAAGTTTGGAAGAAGAAGAAGAATTCAAAGGGTGGATTAAAAGTTATCGCAAAAGATAATGACTTTGTATATAAAGGAACAGGTGATGCCGACTTTGAGAAATTAACTAAGATTGAAGAGGTGTGGTTCGAAGGTATTTTAGTACTAGGAACAAATATCTTATTAAAGTGGGAGGTTTGTAAGAATATGGTTAAGGAGAAATCAAACTTAAACAAAGTACAGCCTAACTACATTGGTATTGCTCCTAAAATGTATAAAGGACATATAGACTCAACTGTGAACAGAATGATACCATTTGCAGATGACATTCAGATGTCTTGGTTAAAGCTACAACAAATAAAACAAAGAGTTGTTCCTGATGGTCAATACATTGATGTTGATGGGCTAGTAGGTATTAATCTTGGTGGTGGAAATAAATACACCGTAGAAGACGCTATGAATATGTACTTCCAAACAGGTTCTGTTATCGGTAGAAGTTCTAATGTAGGCGGTGAATTTAACAATGCTAAAGTGCCTATTCAAGAGATTAGACATTCATCAGGTCAAGATAAGATTAGTTCATTATGGGATTCAATTCAAATATCTATGGATATGATTGCATCTGTAACAGGAATTAATCAAGCTATTGATGCAAGTAATCCTGATAAGAATAGTTTAGTTGGTATTCAAAAGATGGCAGCGTATTCTTCAAATGTAGCGACAAGACACATATTAGCAGGCAGTATGTTTGTTACAAGAGAGTTAGCTAAATGCATTACAATTCGTATTGCAGACGTATTACAATTCTCTGAGACCAAACAAGACTTGATAAATAAAATATCAGCTAACAATGTTACTGCGTTGGATAAGATTAAGAATATGTATATCCACGACTTTGCTATAAACATCGAATTAACACCTGACGAAGAAGAAAGAGCTAAATTAGAAGGGGATATTACATTTGAAATTCAACAAGGAAATCTTGGTGTAGAAGATAAGTATGCTATTCTTGGTATTAAGAATTTATCCTTAGCATCTAAATACCTTTCAATTAAGAAGGAGAAGAGAATGAAGGAGAGACAAGAGCAAAAAATGCAAGAAATTAATGCTCAAACTCAAGGTAATATGCAATCTGCTCAAGCTGCTTCAGAAGGCAAG